TGCTGTATCAGGTGACTTGATAACGCGAGAGTACTCGCAGATCTCACGACCGAAGCGAATGAACGATGACAATGCCTCTGCCGTAGTAGCACCGACAGTACCCGTGAGAGCCGCCGCAAGGGTGTCATCATCGAGAACACCGATACCCGCATCGAGGATGTCACTAGCGGCAACCAACGAGCGAGGTGTAGCGTACGCAAGTTGCGTAGACTTGGGGTTGAAGATGAAGCCGTTGTCCTTGGACAAGTCCTTGCCCTCGAACATACCGCCCTTCTCGTAGTCAAGGAACGATTGCATAACGCGTGGCTCGTTGCTGACGAAAGCAATAATCATTGGGTTGACACGATTGTCAGTAGCCCACTTGACCCACTCGTCAGCGCTAGGCTTACGCATCTTGACGAACACAAGACGATTACGCAAGTGCGCTTGAATGGAATCACCAAGACCCTCGATAGAAAGATTGGTGAAGCACACGACCACGCTACCCTCAGGCATGCTCAAGTTACCGACCCTGCGCTCATAGATGATCGGGGCTAGTACGTTCTTGATGAACTGCGGTGCCTTGGCGATCTCATCAAGACCTACGAGGATAGGCTTGGAGTTGTTGACACCGAGTTGATTGAAAGCACTGACACCGAAGCGCTCGTTGGGTAACTCACGAGACACGCCATTCTCACGATCGAGGTCAGGCATCCACACAGAGCCGTCAGACAACTGCGTGCAGTCAATAGGTTGCACAGCGATGTGGTCAGCAAACTTGGGTAGCTTGCGTAGTGCATGGAAGAGGGCAGTCTTGCCGATGCCGTTCTCGCCCTCCACAATGACTGTGCGCTTGTCACCGACAGCGGCGATGAGGGAAACAACTTGTGATGCAGATAAGAATTGATTCATGATAAGGATCTCCAAAGATTAAGTTAAACAGAAATGTGCAAGACTTTGCCATAGGTAGGAACGAAGGACTCGTTCTCTACCACACCCCACAGAGATGGCATTGGGGTATTCGGGGTATCGCAACCAAGGTAACCATCTGTCAACCAGACGATTGCCCGAGCGTCGATCTTGTGTTCCCTGATGTAGTGGACAACAACATCAGGAGTAGTACCGCCACCGCCCTTGGGGTTCATGAGCGAAGCGATCTGTTCGTAGTCAGCAGGCTTGAATGATTGGTCACCGCATACGCTAGTGTCCCACCACAACACACGCACACCCGCAGGCTTGGTGATGTTGCAGATGCGAGCGATCTCACCGAACAGCAGACGATAGTAAGGATACATAGAGCCCGATGTGTCGACAGCGAGGATAAGCTCACCGACAGACTCAGTGAAGTGCGATGGCATAACGAAGCCCGAAGCAAGCAAGCGTTTGTTGGGAGGACAGAAGCGTGAGTTGTCATCACCCGCAGAGATAGAACTAATCCATTCCTGCAATGCTTGCTTCCAGTCAGTCATGCGTTCCTTGGCTGTGCCTAAGATGTCACGACCACCACCCTCTTTGCCTGCGAGCTTGCGTGCAAGTATCTCGCCCTGACGATTGGCATCGTCGATCTGCTTGCCTAGCTTGTCTTGCTCGACTGGGTTGTCATCGAACTCACCATCCTCATGCGCATCAAGGGGCTCATCGAAGTCACTACCGCCATCACCATCACCCTCGCCCTCTTTGGGTTCCTTACGCCCATTCTTGAGCATGTCGTTGAGTACCTGCGGGAATGACCAACCGAAGTACTTACGATCAATACACAACGACTCAGTAGGACGCTCGACAAACTTGAAGTCGGGGTCAAGTTCCTCGATGAGTGCATTGACCACATAGTCGTGTGCTATGTTGGTAAGCTTGGGCATCTTGCGTGTGTACTCTTTGAACAAGATGCAATGCTTGAGTGCAACGTGAAAGTTCTCGTGCAGTACAAGGTAGCGCATCTGCTTGCGGTTGAGTGGGGCAATGAAGTCAGCGCCATACTTCTTGTCACGACCATTGGTAGCGGCAGTAGATACCTTGGTAGACACCTCGCTCTTACCTAGCATGATGACGCCAGACAGCAAGGCGAATTTAGGGTGACGCATACAGTCAATGTTTGCGGCTTGGACTCTCTGATTGAGAGTCATCTTCTCATAGCTCATAGTGCTTCTCCTGTTTTGTTTGAAAGAATTATAGCATAGGTTGTCAAAGACTTGACAACCTAGCGGAAACCCTGAGGTAACTCAGGTGTGAATATTAGAACGTGGGTATTCAGAATGTTTCGGGAATTGTTTCACCTCCTCTGGTTTCTTCATTGTGTTGCTACCAACGTATTTGTGTATCCTGTCAAGGATGGCACGCCTGAACTCAATCGTCTCGATAGGCTTAGCTAGCTCGTCGACTGTGCTATTTTGATTACCATTCTGTCGGCTATACCAAGAGCCCCCTACCTGAAAGTCGGCCTGTTGCATACCGCGCTTGGATGCGATGATGTCGTAGGCTTTCTGACACATCGCAAAGAACACGTCGATGTCCCCTTGTCGTGGCTCGGGGTCAGTCCACATCTCTTGTATCGCCATGTAGTAGGCACGATTGAATCCCTCACCACCGAACTTCTGTCCGAGGCGGTAGTTGATGTCGCACGAAGCTTTGAACTCTGGCATACGCATCTGTGCAAGCATGATGTATGGCTCGAAGTGTGCGGCAACCTTTGCCTTGTACTTGCGGACATCGGTGTCCGCGACTAGTCGGTAGTGCGGTGTGTGGCGTGAGCGTGTGGGGTCTAGCACGCCGTCAACCCAATAAGAATCTAAGCTGAACGGCACACCCTCATCTTTCATGAAGTGCTCGGTGTAGATCGGCATGATGATGCGCTCATCTGCATGCACGTCATCCTCCCAGATACTATTGGCACCGCACTCAACGCGTAGTGTGTAGTACATGAACTGCTTACTGGTCTGCGATGAGTGACCCATGTACAACCTACGTTCGACACGCTTGCCGTCTTCTACCTTGGGCTCGTAAAACCGCGCCATGATAGTCTGATACAGCTTGACGTCGAAGTACTTGCCGTACTCGTTACTGCCCTCGATAAGTCTGTGATGCGCCACAGGCTTGGGGTCAAGAGGTCGTTCGTTGGGTTGCCATTTAATACTGCGTACTGCACCTCGCATTGCGAATGTGCCTACTGCTTCGTCATAGTTTTTACATACGTATGCCATGATAATTACTCCTCTGTTGTGGTTACTGTTGATTCCCCTGTGGGGATGCGTGGGAAACTTGTCTCTATTGCATGAACTGTTGTGATGTAGTCATACAAATCATTCTCGTTATCGTCTTCGTCGAACTGCTCAGCGCCGTCTTCTCCAACGCTGATGAATCTATACCTCCCTCCCTTGTGTTGATAAATTTCTACTGCGTACTTCATTAGATTGTGGTGAGCTTTCACATCTTCGAAGCTGTCGTACCACTTCAAGTCTGTCTCTTTGAACGTGATGATCGGGTCGTCCTTGTACCCATACTCACACTCATTGATTGCTTGTGTAATCTGCGGTTCGTTCTTCGCAAGCATCAGCGTTACGAAGTTGTCGCGTGTCTCAATGTCATTGAACTTAATGATGTACGCTACGTCTGATCTATATCCCATGATTATTCCTCCTGTAAATATCCGTTAACGTCAAAGCGCCATCCGTTGATGTCGCACACTTCTTTGAATCGTTCTTCGCTTGCGTACTCATCGTACTCATCACGTAGTTGTGAGTAGATCTCGTTGGCATAGTTGCGCGCCTCGTTCACTACCCACCGATGTAGCTCATCCATAATACTGTCTACACTGATGGAACGCATAAGCGCATGCACATTCGCGCCTTGAAGTATCCCTTCGTTTATGGATGAGTCGCCGTCTGCGTTGTAGAAGCTCTCGCTGATGTCCTCCACCCGCATCGTGCCACTATGGTTGTAGTAGAAGCCACTGCGAGATACACCAACATGTGAGTCTGTCCATCCCTCTTTGACGAGTTCATTCAGCACAAAGTATTGTGTGTAGTCGTGGTTGTCAGGCTTGTTGTGATAATCAATGAAGCGATATAAGCGCACCATACCTGTCCACGAAGCGCCATCACCTTGCGATGAGAAGCCTGACCATGCTACTTCGTCTATCTCAAAGCCCCTCTCGGGGCCGTCCTGTTTAGCACGAGCGATGATCTCGTCTGCCCAGTCATCTGGTGTATCGTTGTACCGCGACATAGCGTTGGCTTTGCCGTAGGCGTTGAGTTCATCGAACGCAAGTAGTTGCGTAGTTGTTTCCATGGTTCCTCCATTAGTCTACTGATACAGAGAACGTGATGTTGTCCTTGATGGACGCCGTGATGACATCGGTAAAGTCCCAATCGTTGATTGCATCGTGAACCGCGTCGTTGATCTTGCTGTCGAAGTCGTGATCTTCCACTGCGCTTGTTGCGATGTCTGTGATGGCATCCTCGCTGATGTGATACTCAGCCTCTTCATGTGTGTTTACCGCATCCATTGCAACCTCTTCGGCTATGTCGCGTATCTTCTTCTCAAAGCCCTCGTCAATAACTCGCAGGGTGCTGTGACTGACCATGATCTCTGCGACTTGATTCTGCACAATGTCATTGATGTAGTTATCAACGAGCGCCATGAGCGTGGTGAACAGCGCAGATGTAGACCGAATTGGTGCGACTGCTTGAGTTGCTGTGTCTGTTTGATTAGTTTGTTCCATGATAAATCTCCAAAAAAATTAAATTGATAAACAAAATGTGGAGAATTCTCCACAAAGCAAGGATGACCGATCTTTTTGTTAGCCCCCTCTCCAATAGAACAGGTCAAGGATTAAGACAATGATTGCTACAAGTAGCATCACACGTTCGAATTTTTCCCATCTAGTTAGCATTACTTCTCCCCTTGTTTAAGCCATGCCATCCACTCCGATAGCGTTGGCTTTTGCGCCTTGGTCAGCGAGATCGGCGCTACAAACTGCGTGTCTTTCGGCACCTCTGTGAAAGACTTCTTGAGCGTCTCGCCATAGGCCACGAGATTCTCGTACTCACGCCATGCGTCACACACAGGGCATCCCTGTTCGTAGTCGTCGCACTTCTCACCCCAGTGCGCTGTAATTGCTTCTTCTACTAAGTTCATTTCAGTTTCCTTTCAATAAAGTTTTCTGCCCAATCGGAGAACAAAACGGCTCCCCTGAGTTCGATTGACCAAAAGCCTAGCGTTGCAAAGAACACTACTGCCTCCGCCACGCTTGCCATGTGTACTACGCTCAATACGAGGCGTTCTCTTATGACGTATATCATTTGCTTCTCCCTAAGTTATGCGGACAAACTGTCCGCGAGTTGTGCCCCATCGGGGCGGTACGTAATCAGCAGGGGTATCTTCCCTGCCTTGTATATAGGCGGTAGACCCGCCCACATCTCTCTGACCCGAGTGAATACTGCGGGGCTTATGTAGTACGCCCACCTTGAGGATAGGGGGCGGCTTGGCTTGAGCATGTGGCTCATCTCAGCGTGGGTTTTCTCATGCTTGAGCATCGCGCAGTACTCGAAGTAGAACTCTGCCTTGTCAACGTAGCCCTTGTCTCTGGCGTATAGCCATGTATTGCGTGCGCTGATGATTTCCTTGGCGATGGGCTTGAGTATCTCTTTGAGTTCAGCTTTCCATGCCTTGAGCCACCGCTTGCGGGATGCGATAGCTTGCTTGTTGTGCTCTGCTTGTTTCTGTTTGGAACGAAGAATCTTGGCGGTGAAGATGCTCATCTCACCCGATCGCACCTTGTTGAGTATCTCTTTCTTGGTCAGTTGACTGACTGACTTGCGCTTGGGACGACAAGCTTTGCAGTTCTTTGACTCGAGCGTCATGCGTACATTGCCTGCTCGACCCCATGCTTTTGACTGTGCATACGTTGCGAGGTACGAGAACTCTTTGAGGGGGCGCGACTCCCCACACTTAGCGCAAGTTTTGATTTGCATACTATTTCCTTACAGGTTGGGGCTAACTGGCCCACTTGGTTTTGTAACTGGCCCACCATTCTGCGAGCTTACCCACTATATGTGGGTAAGCGGAGAGCCGCATAAACACTGGTGTTATACCATGTCTGACCAAAATACCTACCATTTTTCAAGAACACTTAAACAAACTTGAAAACATGAACAACAGGACACCCAGCAATACACAAATATATATATCTAAATGAAAATTGTATTTATATATATAGGTATTGTGGACGTGGACATCGCAATCGCTAGCATCCATGCGGGTTACGCGATACCCTCGTGTGTGTCCAGTTGTGTCAAGTGGTGGGTATGTGCGAAAATACAACACTTTTACCCTACTTCTCCACAATACGTTGTGGAGAGATGATTGTGGAGAATTCTCCACACTTAGAGGAGGCGTAGTTGCTTGGACTCACGCTTGATCGCCTCCCACTCGTCCATGCTTTCGAGGATGCGTTGCTCACGCAGTTGCGCCTTGTGTTGCATGAGGGCTTTATGGTTGCGCTTGCCTAGCTCGACCATCTCCACGTACTGTTGGCGTAGCTCTTTCATTTGAGAGAGGGCGTAGTGTTTGTTCTTGGATGACTTGCTCATGATGTTATTCCTTTGAGTTGATGATGAATAAGACACCTGCAATGGTGTAGCCTGCAAGCACGAGTAATGCTTGGCGTAAGTAGTAACCGCTTGTATCAAAGCCGTAGCCAAGAGCTACGCAAGCACAGATGGTTAAGCAGAATATGAATAGCTTGTCGTTCATGATGATTCCTTGGTTTGACATTAAATGAAACAGCGGGCAGACCTCGCCCGCTGTACTCTCCGAAAAAACTGTGGAGAATTCTCCACACTTAGATTGCTTTGAGGAATCTACGCTTCTCGCCTGCGCTAAGTGCGTTGAACTTCTTGAGCAATTCGGCTACTGGGTCTGACTTGTTGTCAGTAGCTTTGCGTGGCTTGAGTGGGAAGTAATACTTCATTGCCGCCCTTGCCAACTCTTTGTTGTCGCCATCCCATGCGACAGTCTTTTCATTACGATAGACAGACTCACGAGTCTCGCACTCGTAGTGCTTACCAATGAGTGTGCCAACAGCCAAGCGATACTCGAACTGTTTCTCTGGTGTAGCTTTATCGTAGATAGGCTTGAAGGCTTTGAGTGCGACACCAACCTTGGCGTTTGCTTCCAATGCCTTACCGACGGCGACGATGTAACGATCGAACTGAATGTTCATGATTGAATCTCCAAAAGAAAAAACCTCGCAGACGGGCGAGGCAAACCGAACCGACTGAGTTCCCCCAATCGATGCATCTAGTATACCACAAGTCGTTGCCGTATCCCCTTGACAGTGTGGAGAGTTCTCCACTCTTGACCCCCACCATACCCCCACCAAGCCCTATTGGGGTGTGCCGTGCCGTCATGGTGTGAACACTGTTTCGTAGGCGCAAATCAATTTCTAAAAAATCCGGAATCACAATACTGTACAAAAACACAGTACCCCCAAAAATTTTATAAAAAATTGGAAAAACCTCGTGGCAAAAAAAAAGCCCCGAACCTTTCGATCCGGGGCAAAGATGGCAACTGAAACCATCAAGGAGAAGCAAATGCTTGCACACTTGCCGAAAAGGAGTGTACACTCTCGCCAACGAGGAAGCAACTGAAAAGGATTCCTACGCATGTTAGATCACTTGGTGCATTTTGAACCTGAGGTCACCACTCGGGGAAGCTTTGAAAAACTGGACGACGCGACGCCCAGTGATGTTCTGTCGGCGCAAGTTGCTACAGAGCAGTGGTTAGCAGAGTTGGGTGTGGATGACGACGAAGTGGTTGCTAACCAACAACAGACACAAGCTGCGCGAAAAGCGTTCAACGCCGTGACTACCAATACGGACACCGCCGATCAAAAGGCAAGTCTTGCAGAGCTAAAAACCCCAGCGGCTGTAAGACATCTAACAGGTATGTTGGCTGCATACGACTGGCAGTTTATAGACATGGCGCAGGAGATCCGGGGCTACACGGTAGCCAAACTGGTTGAAGAGACAAAGTCCCCCAACGCCAACATCCGTCTCAAAGCCCTGATCGCGCTAGGCAAGGTCACGGAAGTGGGGCTCTTTACTGAGCAGATTGAGGTTAAGAAGATTGAGATGTCGGATGCTGAAGTTGAGCAACGCATTAAAGATAAGTTGGCCAAGTTCATGGGAGTGATAGACGTGGTGGACGTTTCCGAGCGCCCAGACGATGTCCCAGAAGAGAAGAATGATGGGCCAGATGAACATTGAGCAGTTCACATCCATCAGCAAAGTGGAGGTTGAGGCGATTAAAAAAGCGCTTCCGCACATGGCGCTGCATGACAAGATTGAACTTCTTGACGATTTAGATGTGCGCGAACGCCGTGTTAGCCTTAAAGCAGCTAAGACGAATATGTTGGGCTTTGCTACATCTGTGTACCCCGGCTTTAAGATTGGCCCACACCACAGGAAGCTGGCAAAGATCTTCACGGACGTGGTCGAGGGCAGGAAAAAGCGGGTGATTATCAACATCGCGCCGCGTATGGGTAAGTCTGAGTTCTCCTCTTACCTGTTCCCAGCGTACTTCCTTGGCAAGTATCCCGACAAGAAGATCATCATGGGCACGCACACTGCGGGTCTGTCGGAGGACTTTGGTCGGCGCGTACGTAACTTGATTGATTCAGATGAATATCGAGATGTTTTCCCACAAACATTGGTGGCAGACGATCAGAAAGCTGCCGGTAAATGGTCTACAAGCGCTGGCGGTCAGTATTATGCTGCTGGTGTCGGGGGCGCTCTTGCTGGTCGTGGTGCTGATCTGTTCGTTATTGACGATCCTCACTCGGAGCAGGACGTTAAAATCAATAGTCGACTGGCTTTTGATACCGCATGGTCGTGGTTCCAGACGGGCCCGCTCCAGCGTTTGATGCCGGGCGGTGCGATCATTATTGTGATGACGCGTTGGTCACTGTTAGACCTGACTGGGCGCTTAATTGACTATCAATCAAAGAATCCCGATGCAATTCCATGGGAGATTGTGGAGCTTCCGGCCATTTTGAACGAAGACGAGGACAACGAGAAGTCACTTTGGCCCGAGCAGTGGCCACTTGAGAGCTTAAAAGCTACAAAAGCGTCGATTGATCCGCGTTATTGGAACGCGCAGTACATGCAGCAGCCGACATCTGAGAACTCTGCCATCGTTTCGCGCAAGATGTGGCGTATTTGGGAGCTGGATGACCCGCCAAGGTGTGAATACATCATCCAGTCATGGGATACGGCATTTGAAACCAAGAACAACTCCGACTATTCTGCTTGTACGACGTGGGGGATTTTTTACAATGAGGAAGAAAACGACACGCCTCAGCTTATGTTGCTGGATGCTTTCAAAGACAGGATGGCTTTCCCTGAACTCAAGGTTATCGCGCTCAAACATTACAAAGAGTGGGAACCAGACGCGTTCATTGTGGAGAAAAAGGCAGCTG